TCTAATAATAGCCTCATTCGACCATACTCCTTTTGATTTAACCCGCCCCCTTAGCGAATACAAATTTGTATCACCCATCGGTACGCCAAGTTGCCATGAATAATCGGTATCATGAGAATGGCCTACGTGAATTAAAGAACAATAATTCATCCCATTCTCTAACCTTGAGTGATAAAAGCCATTCGCAGTTATTGCATTCGGCTGATCAGTAAGTAATGAACCCCGACCTACACCAAAAGCTCCAACTTCTAGCAAATTACCATCCGCAGTACCTACATAACGACTAGCTGCATGGGTGTTATTCGTAAAGTTTTCATTCATTTTTGCGCCAGTTGAGCGAAATGTGTCGCCGCCTGCGCCAGTCGGAGCTGAACCAAGATTTACTGTTTGAATTGTCATTTTCTTACTCGCATAAAAAAGCCCCTAAAAAGGGGCTTTAAAGGGGGTTAAATTAAGGGTAAAAAACTTGGGTGAATGTCGTAGAGATTTGCCAAACATCACCGACCAAACAGCGGGGTTGATATTCACCTGTTTTAACTCGAACCTCACCATCTAAAGGCGAATCCCAAAGAAACGAGTCAGCTCCTTTATGGTCATCAAAGAATGCTTTGATTTGCATAATTTCGGCTTTTTTTGCTGTCCGGGAATATTGCCAAGTACCTGTTCGGTTATTGATACCTACAGCAATGTTTTGTTCATACCCATCACCAAATTTGCTTGATAACGTATTAAAGCTTTGCGAACCTGAATTGCCTTCTAAGTCTTGGCACCAAGTGAATTTACGATTACTCATGTTTTTTTGACCACTCAACTTTCATACTTACCGGACTATCTTTAAAACGTTTTTTGCAACTTTCTAGATCCTTCGTATCTTGATCTGGAGCGAATAAACCTGCCCGCCTACTTTCACGAACTCCCCATTCTTTTAATTGCTTGTCCATTAAGTCAGCAATTTTAGTACTCTTAGATTCCTTTTGAAAAATGAGGGTGAATGACAATCCAAAGACGAAACCCGTTGCATATTCAATTAGATTAAAATCAATTAAATTTGCACTTATGTAGAAAACTACAGCAATCAATAAAGCAAACAGAAAAGTCATAATGTACTTTTTCACTTTTGTACTCCCATTAAAAACCCACTCATTCGAGTGGGTTTATTTGGTTTTAAGTGGTTAAACTTGGGTAATTAACGTCTCACAAGATTAAACAAGACACCGCCTTGACGGCTTTCTCGTCTAGCCCAAGCATCCATTGCATTATTCAGAGATTCAGCAATTTGCTTTTGCCCTTGTGTATTGACGTTTGCGGACCCATCAGCAAACGTAATCTGTTGGCTGATTTGCACATTGCCCTCACTAGACCCGTTTTGACGATTATTTAAATAATTCGTCAAATCTTTGTTCTGTTGAGGGTTTAATACACGTTCACCACCATCTAAAAGCCATGTACCTTCACGCGGGATATTATCTATACCGTTATGAGCCATACCTTGGATTGTTTGAGCTGCCATAATCCCAACTGAAGCATAACCTGTTGCCCTAACAACTCCAGCCAATACACTTCCATAAGCGCCACCTTGTGCCAGTGCTTTTGTAGCCCCCTCTTCCGTGTTAACAATTGCTTGAGCTATTGAAGCAGCCTTAGAGGCAAAGAACATAGTTTTGTAAAGTGCATTTGACTTCCCAACACTTTGCTCTAATAGTGCGGTCATGTCTGAAAAGACCTGCCCAGTCATTCCAGCAATTTGCGAATAAACTTGCATCTTGGTTTCAAAATTCTGTTGGTCCAAATCACGCTCTTTTTGTGCGTAATCTGCATCAAGTGCGGCTTTCGATTGCAAATACTGCTCATGTGCATCTAAAAGCATAGAATTGCGAAGATTCTCATCTGATATTGCACTTATTCCAGCAACTTCATCGTTGTAGGATGTTTGGAGTCCTCCGAAATCTGAAGAATATTGATTTTGCAAATTAAACTTTGAAAACTCTTCAGGATTAAGTCTATTAAATAGAGATTGAGCAGAGTTCTGACCAACTTGAAAGACGCTGTCAGAAGCTTGGTTTAAAGTTTCAAAAATTGCATAATCCTTAGATTTTGCCATCTCTTCGCGAACACGTTTACTTAAACTATAAGTTTGAAGTATTTCTTCACGTTCACGTTGGTAACGCTTCACAACAATTTCAGTCTGATTTAGATAACCCTCAAACGCCGACTGAATTTGTGCATCTTCTTCGCGTTTTACGGCAGCAATTTCAACTTGTTTTTGACGCTCAAGAGCAGCTTTAATCTCTAAAGCTTTTTTCGATTTCCCGTACTCATACTCGGCATTAGAGTCGATTAACTCTTTTTGTCGATCAAAGTTTTGTTCAATCTGCTTGATTCGATCAGTTTCAAAAGCAAAGTACTGGTTGTACTCTTCCTTTTTATCAGACTCAAGTTTTGCAATTTGAGCGGCATATAATGCATTCTCTTGAGCAAGCTTTTCTTTTAACTGCGGTGTACCAGCGTACGCAAGTGTGATCTTATCAATATTATCTTGATGCTCCTTTGCAAGTCGTTGAGCTTCAGTGTAATACCGTGCGTTAACTTCTTTTCTTGCCTCATCAATAGCCTGTTGAGACTCGGCAGCTTTGTTGATTAATTCAAGTTGATCTGCCTGTGTAGGCATTAAAATTGAATTGTCTACAGTAGATTTTCCAGATACTCCGGCGAACCATTTTTGGAAACCGGGTACGTAACCAGCAACCTCTTTGCGCTTGCTATCTGATAGACCACCTTTCAAATAGGTTCTTAAGCCACCTGCACCTGCATTGTAGGCCATTAAGGCTTTTGCACGATCACCAAAATCTTGGTAGTGTTTTTGCAAGTCTTTTGCCGCTGCTGTTGCAACTTCTTCAATCGAACTTTTGGCATTAAGACCATACTGTTTTCTAAATACACTCGTTGTTTGGAAAAGACCTGTTGCCCCAGTATGACTTTTTGCTCCAGCATTCGCCCCAGACTCTTGAAGAATCAAGGCAGCAAGTGTTCCGGCAGGCAAACCATATAAACTTTCGATTTGAGCAAAATTATTTGTCTTTGCAATGCCTTGCGCACGAGCAATTGCCGCCAACTGGTCTTTACTAAAAGTATAATTTTTTAGATTGAAGTTTTCGCGGGCAGCAAGTAGCACATCCTTTGACAATGGTGCTTTAAAAGCATCTTCTCCATTTGTTGCGACTTGTGCATCTGCATAAACATTCGCTTTATCTACACTTACCCCCTCTCTTACAAGTGTCTTTATATACCCTTCTCTAAGTACATCTTGTTTAGCTTGGGTAATGTATTCACGTTGTTTTTGTGTCAGTGATTGCCATGCCTCAGTAGAGTCTTTGACAGCTTTTGTTTGAGCTTGCTGTGATTTAGTTGTCTCATCAGTAACATCTTTAACTAATTTTTGGATCTCTTTTTGACGATCTATAGAGTTATTTGCAGCATTAATTTTTGTATCTAATTCTGCAACAAACTTAAGTGTACTCTCACTAACCAAGCCTTGTTTTTGAAGCTCCGCAAAAGCATTCTTAGCTTCATCCCCACCTTGTTTTAAGCTAGCAAGGTACGCTTGAATCGCTGTAAATTGCTTAATATCACCTTGAACTTTCAAGTCGTTTTCAAATTGTTCTAACGCTGTAAGAAGACTTTTTAGTTCTTTGGTTTGTTTTTCAACCTCCTCACTTGCCTCAATACCTTTTATAGCTAACTGTGCTGCGGTAAAGCTTTTATATTTTTCCTTTAACTCATCAATTGTAAGACCTTGGTCACTCAGCGCCTCTGTAGCGTCCTTAGTCTGTTGAGTCATTAGATAATATGCACCACCAGCTACAGCAATTTGTGTTGCTAACATTGCCAATCCAGCGGGACCACCAAGTAAAGCCATAACACTAGCAGTAGCTCCAGCATTCCTAGCAAAGCTTGCTAAGCCCACGCCCGCACGAACTGCAAAAATAGCAGTTTGCCCAAGTTGATATGTAGCGACAACCAAAGCAGGAACAAATCTAGTTGCAATGCCAGCAGATACGGCAATAGTTACCGCTTTAATATCATCCCAATTATCAATAACCATTTTGACTGCTGGAACTACATTATTTATTAGGCGATTTTCTAAGCCCTGCCATTGTAAATCCATCAGCATTAACTGTTTTTTTGCTTCCGAAAGATTCGCGACCAATTCATCAGTCATAATTGCGCCAGCTTTTTCAGCTGCATCGCCCCATTCTTTAAAACCTTTACCACCATTTTCTAGCAATGGGATAAGTAAAGAAGAATCTGAAATGATTGCTTCCATGTAGAATTTCATATCATTGGTAGAGGCTCCAGCTTTTTCCAATGAGTTATAAAATAGTTGAAGTGCTTCTGGACCGGACAGCTTTTGAAACTGTTGAATCGTTACACCAACTTTAGGGGCAATATTGGTGAAAAAGTCAGCTAAAGGCCCACCACCTGTTTGCTGAAAATCGCCTATACGATCCTGCATGTCTTTCATTTTATCTGCAAAAGATTCCAATGAAATTCCAGCAGTTTCTGCCCCTTTGGCGTAATACTGAAATTCACGCACTGAAGCATTCGCAAGTTTTGAAAACTTTTGAATATCATTTCCAGTCTGAATAACTTGATCGCTAAAATTAACAAGCTGAGCCACTGAAAGACCAGCCACTGCTCCACTCAATGCACTTACAGCAATAGCAGCAATATTTAAAGAATTAGCAATCCCTTGACTCGATGTTCGGGCTTGGCGCTCTGCCTTACTTAATGGTTCCGTAAAACTAGCTGTTTGAACAACCAAATCAAGCGTTAATCTGCCAAGTGAATTTGTCGCCATACCTTTTCTCCAGACATAAAAAAACCCGACACTTGGTCGGGTTATAGATAAGTCTATTTAGTTGCTAATTTTCGATTTCATGTTTCTAGCAATGCTCATAAGATCATTACTTCGTGAAAAGTTAAAAAATCTTTCAAATATTTCTGAAAGTTCAATCATATCTACAGGGTAAAACCGTCCCTCGAGACATTGAGTAATTACCTTTCCTTTCTTATGATAGAGATGCCTCACATCTAGTTATTGGAGATGCTGAGGAACGTAAACGCTTAGCCCATATTGCTGCCAAAGCAGTTTTTGAGGCTCTCGGGGAAACCTACGATCAGCAAGAAGATGATAAAAAAGCACCCTAAGGTGCTTTTTTATCATCTACTTTCTTTGCTCTAGTAGTGCTTGGTGAGTAACTTTCCAAGGCTCAAACCGCTCTCGCTCTAGCGTATATTTAAACTTATTTGCAGGAAAGTTACTCCCGCCATCCACACCACCATACTTACTATCTGCGTGATCCCAACTTATAACTTCAAATTTATTAGCAGTAATTTTTTTGATAGATTCAATGTATCCATAATTGATACCAACATCTTGACCAAAAGCGAAATCAGTTTGAATAGTATAAGGCATCCAGTCACCTCCATGTTTGGCAACTTCAGTTACAAAGCTAGACATGGTCCCTGATCCACCGGAACACCCCATATCCCCTACCCATAAAACAAAAAATACATATTCATTACTTTTTTTATCGTAATTAACTGTTGTTACATCTTTAATAGTAGTGGGTCGTCCATTTTCCGGATCTTTTTCAAAAGAACTCATACAAGAAACAAGCCCAGAATATTGCTTTACCATATTAAGAGCATTTTGTTTATCTTCTAATTCAGATGAGGCATGAACAAAGGCAGAAAAAGCGACTGCGGCAACTAATAAAATAATTTTTTTCATATAAACCACTACAATGTAATACTTAATAAAATAGGAGCACTCATGGCATGAGTGCTCATCTCAATTACCAATTTGCATTGGACTGAGTTGATGTAATTGCTGTCTTGTATTGATCGATCACACTATTAAGTTTTACAGCAATTTTTTGCTGGTGCTGAATAATATTGATTGGAACTTCTTTACCCATATTCACGTTATAACCACCTTGTACATAGGTCAAATTTGTTCTAGTAACATCATTAATTGTTACTCTTGCCTTATTATCTTTGGTATCGATTTTAATCGTAAAGTTAACTTTATCGTTGCCAAAAGCGCCACAATCTATAAAACCATCACAAGGATACTGAATATTTCCTTTCCCAATAATTGAACCAGTACTTTTGTCTGCATATTGGATGACATTGTTTGCGGATTTGAATGATTGAGCAATCCATATCTTTGAATCTTCAAAAATCTGATCTTTCGATTTATTTGGAATTTCTATTACCTGCGATACCTCAGGCATTGCCTGCTGTGTAGATGTTATTGGTGTTGCACACCCCACTAAACCCAGAGCGATTAAACCAGCAACTAATATTTTCTTCATGATTTCACCATTTGTTATAAAGTTTTGACAAAATAACAATCAGTTTATTAAAAAACCACCCTTTTGAGTGGTTTTTTGATCATTTTCTTAATCACTGGCTACTTTTTCCAGATAATCAATTAAAGATAGTGAGTTGTCTTCTGGTGGCGTTTCATGAGGCATAAATATATAAGGGTCTACTTTTGTTCCCTCTTTAACTTTGAAGCCTGTGTAATGTGCCATCCAGCTTCCAAAGCTTTGCTCTAAACGGCGTCCAAAGAAAAGAGAGCCATACTTTTGACGGTAGGCTCTCCAATACATCAACTCTCTATGTGAAAGTTTTTGTTCAGCTTCTTCTAAGGTGTTTCCGCCGATTCCGTTGAGGACGAGTTCAATGAGGAGTTCTCTGTCGTCAAGTTCTTCTTCCGAGACTTTCCCAAAAAATTATTAACTTCATCAGCAGCAGCATACATAGCATTTATTAAACTAGGCTCTGCTTTATAGATGTCATTAACACTTGAGAAAAAAGGTGTTCCCTTTTGATCTGAGCAAATTGAACCAAGTAATTGAGCAGCTTGCATGTGAGTTGAATCGATTTTCTTAACTTTTGAATCTTCAAGATTCTCATAATTAAGATCCCATTCAATTGCTTTGGATGCCTCGCGACTTTCCTTGAAGTTCATTTTTTTAACAAAAATATCAGCTTCAAGCTCAACAATATCACCAAGTTCTAATGAATTGTTTTTCGTCAATTTTTTAAGTGACCCAATATTGCTTTCAGTCGCTTCAACATTCCACTTGACGGCTTTTTTAACTGGAACGTTTAGAGTGGTTACACTCTGCTTTAAGTCTGTAATGCTGATCTTAGTCATTATGGAACCACCGTGCGTTTAGTTGAAGTCACGCCAGAAGTACGAATCAATGTGAATGAATAACCAACTACAGAATCGACTTCAAATGCATTAGGTGCAGTAGGATTAATATAACCCTTGAATGACCACCACATACGATCTTCAGGAAGATCAATACCAGTGGTTGGATCATAGGTCGGAGGCGTTGCAGCATGACCCGAACCAACATGCCATTCTAAAATCTCTCCAGATTCGGCAATTTCAATTAATTTGTCATGACTGGTGTTCTTATCATCGTAATCGATTTCTACTGCACCTTCGCCGGGATCACGCATACCGCGAACATACTGTTTTGATTCTGCATCAAGACAAGTCACATCAATTTTTTGAAATGAATCTTGCCCCAAGTCAATCCGTTTAGAGCAAACAAAACGAACCACTTGACCATTTAACACAGTAAATAACTGTGTTTTTTGAGTTTTAACATTAGCCATTAAGAGCGCTCCTTAATTTTAGGCATAAAAAAAGCCACCGAAGTGGTGGCATTGGGGTTGTGAAAGTGGTCTATTGGAGCTGGAAGTTTGTCATTTCGGGTTGAAATACCATTTCCAGCTCTTTGATCTCGTTATCTAAAAATTGCTTTTCTTGCTTCCATGCATTCATATCTTTAGCTGAACAACTCACCTCCTGTTTTCTCTTTGCGCGATAACCAACTACATGGTTGTATCTAGCCCAATTTGATTGAAATACCTGTGTAAGTTGCTTTGTCATCCAGTTAAAGGCTTCAATAAACTGCTCTTTAATCGCATCGGCTTTTTCACCATTGAAGCCCATAACTAAAAACATCCATCCATCTTTAGTCATTTGATAGAACTTTCTAGGCTTTCCATTCTGTAACTTGTTGTTTTCAAAGCAAAGCGCAAAATTGCGTTCACGGAACTTCTGTGAGCACTTCATATTTTTTATTGATCTAAGTACATCAGAATGTCGTTTTTCAAATGCCTCAGCTACTGCATAGCTCGTGGTTTTGGCTTCGCCATTATCATTGGTAACCAAAGCTCGTAAATTCAATGTCGTCATCATGTTCATAAGATTTCCTCTTACTTGCTCATGTTCAAATAAAAGAACTGGCAGGCACACTGAACATGAAAAGTGTGCTTTTCAGGGATCAGCCTAGCCAGTGGTTGCCTGAGAGCAGGCATAAAAAACCTGCCGCTAAGGACAGGTTTATTTAGAAGTAAATTTTTTAGCGGTTTACGATCCAGCTAACATCAAAAGAATAGTGGGACATTCCTGTTACGGGGTCCTTATCTGCCTCGCCATAACGAACCACATAACAATCAAGTTCAATTGCAAAGCGAATTGCTTTCGCAACCTGATCAACAACATCCTCATCAGTTGCATATACATCAATTTGAATAATTGCATTGTCTGAAACAGGGCGTGAATCAAGATTGCTATTAGAATCACCAGAAATTGTTTGCCATGTCACATATGGCGCTTGTGGCTCATCTGGAGCACTTCCAAACTTCCAGACTCGCAAAATTCCATCGCTTTCAAGTAGAGCCTTAACCGCTGGATCTGCTCTGGCTAATTTAAAAATTGGAACATCAATCATTAAGCTGCACCTAAAACCACACTGAGTTCAAAATTAAACACTTGAACAAACTTATCTGTTATCTGTTCAATGTTTTCGTAAAGCGCTGGTCTTAAAAATGGTGTTGCGGGTTGTCTACTTGTACCCAACTCAAGGAATCGCCAGTAAAAGACTCGGCCATCAGTTTGATAAGTTTGACCAACACGCCCAGCACGTCTATTTTGAGCATTGTTTGTATATGGGATACGTGCACCACCACGCACTCCCACGCGCATAACCAAAGTGTTTTTATTTCTACTCCGGCCATTTTGAACAACAATTTCTTTCCAGATTTTTTCAGGAGTGGTGGGATCATCTAAACGTTTAGCTTTTTGACGGGCTGCATCTCTTGCAATGTTCATTGCCTGCCGCATCGCTTTACGGGCAATACGTTTTACAGTCTTGTCATTACCAATTGCCCGCATTCGTCTTAATGTAGGCTCCAAGCCATGTATTTGAGTTGTCATAATTTACCCATTCCATGCTTTTTCGCCTGTAGATAAGTTGATGGTTAAATACTCACGGCGTGAGTCGGGATCTCGCATAGGGTTACCATCAATCTTGTAAAAGTACCCATCAAAAAGTACCCGCATTGTGCTATCAACTTGTTTTGTTGTGCTGCTATATCGCACCTTAGCACGGGCCTGTATCGAGCTATTGGCTGCTTTGGCCGCAATAACATCACGGGTTGATAAGTCAGTTACTTCGGCCCAAATAGTTGCAAGATTTGACCATGAGGTAATTAATTTACCTGTGTTTTGATCTTGAGTTTGTATGGGCTTTTGAATGGTGATGCGGTGGCGCAATTTAGGGGTAATATCTGACATTTAAACCCCCATAATTCTGAATTTTTGCAATAAATCCCAGTAAGCTCTCGGCTTACCTTCTGTGCTTCGGCTATACCGATATTGAACATAAATTAGTCTTGCTGAATCTAACCAATCATTATCTAAGATATCAGTTTCATCTACTCGATCAGCCTCACTCACAATCACTTTCCGATCTAAATCGTTTTGAATTACCTCTTCTGCATCTGCAATCCATTTAATAATCAACGAATCTTCATCATCTTCGTCAATGCGACAGTGTAGTTTTGCCTGATCTAAAGTAATCATTCTGATTTCACCTGTTTCGTGCTTTTAACTGGCTTCATTTCTTCTTGTGGTTCTGCCAGAACGCCTTTGTCTACCAAATGTTTTACTGTTGCTGGATCAGCTTCCCGAGTGTCACCAGTTTTATAAAACTGATCGCCAAAATGTTCACGTTTAACTTCGTACTTCATTACTATCTCCAAAAAGAAAGGGGCTTTCGCCCCTATTCAATTAAGGTGTTACAGCAGGTGCCAAATTACCGTAAACAAATGCTTCTGGACGATAAACCGCTAAAGCTAGGCGTTCTTCAGCAAGAATTGTCACCAAGTTCTTAACGAAATCGTCTTCGTTCTCTGTTGCCACCTCAACACGAGATAACCAACGGTCGAAGATCTGAGCACCCATTGAGAATGCACCAGTCAAGAACTTACCTGCTGTGATAGCTTGAGTTTCAACAACTGGAAGGCCCCACAAAGTAGGATTTAAAGTGCCTTGTGGGTTACCAATAATGTATTGGCCAGTTGTGTCTTTCAGCGTTTCAATGCTTGCCCAGTCAATTGGGTTAAGTACATGACCACTTGCAGGATATTCAGCAAGAATCGCTTGAAGCATTGCATAACGCAAAGTATCAATGATCGTTTCTTGTGATGGTGTTACACCTGTAGGACGAACATAAGCAGTCGCTTGAGGAATAATCCCAAGTAAGTTCTGACCAGTACCATCACCATTAAGAATTTGCTGCTCTTCTTTGAAAGCCAATCCATAACGCAAACGGCCATCAATGTATGACTGCAATTGTGAAGCATCATCAAGGATCTGACGCGAAGCTTTCATATAATGTGCGATAACTTTGGCAGTTGTACTTACAAGGTCAAACTTAAGGTCAGACTCAGGCTTTTTAGTTCCTTCAGCTACCATACCAGCGCCATTTGTGAAGCCAGTCTCACGCACGTATTCAAGTGCATTTCCATCCATACGGCCCTGCATTAGAAGGTCGCGAATTGTTAGCTTTCGGTCAGGTGGAGCAATAATACCCGGAATACGAGTAGTTTGGACCAAGTCGCCTGCTGCGCCTGCTGTATCAGTCGTTACTGAGGTAATTGTGGCTTTAATTTCTAAGTTCGCTTTACCACGTTGGCCAGCAGAACCAGTGAGAGATTTAAATTGCTCAGATTCAACAAATTGACGACCTAGTGACTTTTGCTCATTTGGTTGGTCGTTTGGACGTCGTGCAGCTTTTTGCTCTACTTCATCAATTCGAGCTTTAAGCTCATTTAACTTAACAATTGCTTCATCGGCAGCTTGTTTAGCACCTTCTGCAATTTTATCGCCATGTTCACGCTTGCCTTTGAAGTCTTCAGCAATGCCTTTTACTTCATCAACTTGTTTTTTAAACTCTTGAGCGAGTTGTTCTAGGTTTTGTTCAGACATTGCTGACTCCTTTTAAAATATTTAAAGCATTAGAAATTGATTTCGCTTCTTTGGTTTCTTCCTCTGACTCGCTCAGAAGAGAACGCAAGCCTTTGCTAGCGATTGCAGTAGCTTGGTTTTTTGAAAATCCTGACTCTCTCAAGAATTTTTCAAATTCTGGTAATGTTGGCAGTTCGCCATCATCTAATTTGGACTTAACGGAAGTGATGAGGCTGCGCTCATTTGCAGGCTGAGTGACAATCGAGATTTCGCTAAGGTCAACTTCAACCAATTCGCGAACGCCATTTGTCTGTTGATTAGCCTTTTTGGTTGAGTAGCCAATGCTTAGGCCGTCTATAGCGCCAGCCTTTAAAAGTGCATGAGTAGACTTGGCTCTTGGGACGTCATCTATAAGTAACTTGCCTTCAACATAAAGGCCTTTTTCGTCTTCATAGATGTTTGTGTAGACACCAATAGGTTCACTATCGTTATGGTTCCAAAGAACAGGCGGCATCTTATTTTTGGCGCGCCATTTGGCGATGGATGCTGTAAATGCACCCGGCAAAATTACGTCGTTATACCAATCAATATTTCCAAATACGGCACCATAGCCCGAAAAAAAACCGTCCTCTTGGACGGCTTTGATCTCTAAATTAAAACTTTTTCTAGTCATTGAGGATTCCCCTGATTTTCTCCAAGTGGCACCATCTGCATTTGTACCGTGAGTTTATCGGCCGCTGGATCTGTGGATGCTGGCAAATCCTCCAACTCTCGCGCTTCATTTCTCGTCATTAAACCGTTCTGCGTCATTTTTACGTAGAAATCACCACGCTTAGCTACGTCAGAGCGCAGCAAACCATCTACCGAGAATTTAGGACGGTATTTGTATTTGTCTTGAGGCAAAAGTAGCTTACGAGCGATTGTTTGCTCATAACGCACTAATTGAGGGTTAAGTGCATAAGTCAAAAATCCCTGATTTGTTTGCTCTAGGCTAGATGCCCATGAACTTGCCTTATTAGTGTGCCCAATTAGTTGAGGTGGAACCCCAAAAGCACGGCAGATTTCTTCAATACCGAAGTAACGAGACTCCAATAATTGAGCGTCCACTGGGTTAATACGGATGCTACTTGCGCCTGAAACCTTCATACCAGCTTCAAGCACCATGTACCTTCCTGCGTTTTCAGGTCGGCTAAACTCAGCTAAGTTATTACGCATTCGTTGGCGCTGTTCTTTTGTTAGCGTTTGCTCGCCTGTTTCAAGAAAGCCACCTACTTTTAAGCCATTTTTGAACCAATCTTGTGCTTGATTGTTTGCATCAAACTGCATGCCTATAGTTTGAGCAAAAAACTGAATAGCAGATAAACCAACAAGCCCATCAAGAGTAAAACCCTTAAAATGCAAGATTTGGTCTTCCGAATAGGTTGTTGTTTTCCCATTTTCAGTGTAATGAAACTCAATTGAGCCTGATTTGTTGCGCTTTACAATCATTTCACTTGGGAAAAGAGGCTCCAGCGCTATCACTTCACCATTTGAACGCCTTGTGATTAGGTTGTATGAGTTGCCCCACAAGTCTAAACAAGCGCTTTGTACCTGCCAAAACTCACTAGCACACATGTCAGCATTCGGCGAATCATGCAAAATTCGGTACAAATGATGATTGGTGGCTACTCGTTTTTCATTGTCATAGAGTTGTAGAGGCAAAGTAGATATTGTTTCAGCTCTAAGCTTCACACATGCCCATACAGCCGATAGTTTTAATGCTGTTTCTGGTGAAACTACAGCACCACCTGAAGACATATAACTATCAAATGGATATGAAGTATCACCTTTTTTCAATTGAGTTCTTCCAGTCAATCGTGACCAGAAACGAGACCAAAACCCCGTATCTTGTAAATCGCTCATGCTATCACGACGTCCTCTAAATAACCGTCAATATCAAAGTTTTTAGGCTCAGGATTCACACTCATCAAAGCCACAGCGTTAAAAGTCGCAATCAATGGATCAATCTTCCCAACGCCTGATTCCTGTTTGGAAATCATCATGCCGTTACCCTTAACAACGGCTCGAGCATTCCCGACGCACCAGGTCATTAACTGTGAACCTTGGTGATATAAGTTTCCCTCAGCCAACTTGCGTTCAGTCGTTAGGATATAACCCATCAATTTAAAACCTTGGGGTACTGCAATCATTTGTTCCTCAGGAATGCCAACTTTAAGAAGTCCATCTAAAAGCCCACCCAAACCCAACGGATCTAAACCAATTTTATTGAGCTTTCCAGAGTCAAAAACTTGTTTAGCAATTTTGGCTAATTGATCAATATCATCACCAATTCGCTCAACAATTGTTAAGGATCCCTCTTGAACACAGTCTTGATACTTTGGCGCATTCTCTTTTCGTCTTTCGACTGCTGTTGTATTGCACCATGCGTGGTTCCATAACCACCATTTACGGCTATCCTTATGGCGACCAAGTACAGCAAAGCCCAATAAATCATCCAATCCACCACCATCTATGCCGATTGTGATTACATCTGATTGGTCTATAAGTTTATTTAAAGTGAATTTTTTAGATTGCTGTAACCAAAACTCTGCGCCTGCCCAACGGTTTGCACGAAGGTTCATGCCGATTTCAATGTTTAAGTGTTTGGCCAAGAAGTCTCTAAGAGATTCTTCACCAGCATCTTTAACTTTGTTAAATTCCGAAATCAGATATTCAAGATCAACCGAAGCACCCAAGTTTGGGTTTGTGATGTAGAAATTTTCAGGTTTTAAATGTTCGCCTGCTTCTACAAGATGCTTAGGGAATTCATAAATAAGTGGTAGAAAACTTTTATCAACTTTAATTCCGTCACGTACATCTCTGGCATAATCTAAAAGCTGCTTAAATACTCCACATGGCACTTCATCCGACATGGTAGACAGATAAATCACACAACCTTCTGGACGAGATGCTAAACCACCCTTTGCTTCACGGAACATTGATTCAGCGTTGGCACGTTTCCCGAATAGCCAGACCTCATCTATCAAAATGATTGAAGCTTTCTTACCTGCTGCTGCATTGGATTCTGCTGCAATAACTTTAAGTGTTGCTCCGGTACCTAGATGCGTAACTGTTTTTGTGTGCTCAGATACATTAAATCTTTCACTTAATTCTTCATCTGCGCGTATGAAATCCCGGATTGGATTAAATGAGTTATCAGCAACTTCTTTAGTAGGCGCAAGAATAATTAGTTCGGCAGATTGTCGATCATTAAGAATTAATGCAGTAAGCATAATGCCGGCGGCAATCGTAGATTTAGTATTCTTCTTCGAAATCAAAAGAAAGAATTCACGAATTAATCTGCGCTTTGTGCTTGGATCATATGCGCCAAAGATTGCACGAACAAACTCGATCACCCATTCCAATGTGACATCACCCATCTTAGGGCTACCCATCACATCAACAAGAATTAACTCTTTAAAGATACGCTCCGCTACGTCAGCCACTTTGGGGAATAATGGCTTACACGGCATTAACGATTGTTTAGAAACAATACGGGTCGCCCAGTCTGGGCAAGCTGTAGTCCAGGTGAGTGACATTGAAGACATAATTTAGCTCATCAATTGATTATCTAAAGTTGCAAACTTTCCTGATTTACTACCTTCTCTTGCAGTTTCTGCTTTGGTTTCTTTCTTGCCCTTTTCGGCCACTTTGCCGTGGACGTATGGAAGGGCTGCTTTCGCTGCATTGAAGCGCAAGAACATGTCGTCACTTTTGTTCATGACATCGATTAGAAATTGAAGTGGGTCATCCTTTGCATAGTCGTCGTCATTCAAAGGATTGTCATATTCACCACTATTTTCAGTTTTAACTTTTGGTTTCTCAGGAGTTAAAGTTCGGCCTTCTTTTTCAGCCTTTAACTTTTCGATGTAGATAATAATTTCAGAATTATTTCTTAATTTTGAACCTTGCTGTGAAGCTGTCTTTTCTTCGTAACCTGCTGAAATAGCAGCTTCTTTGTTTGTGGCACCATCAACAATGGCGCGAGCAAACTTTTTCATTTTCTCGGTTAATGCCATTGGATCACCTTTAACTTTTGCTTTAACTTTTAATGAAAGGGGAAATTTTTTTATAAGTGAGAGGGGGGGCGGTGTCCAACGGCGAAGGGCTTAGAACTTTTGGCCTCCCCCCTGCCTGCTGGATTTTTTTGCATCATTTTGGTGCTTCCTGAATGTGCTCTAAAATCTTTTTCTTACCATCATCCTTCACAACACAACTAATCATATTGCCGCTTCGCATATACAACATAGTGTTATAAATGTATTGGTCGTAATCTTTCTTGCCATTCCAATTGAAAACGGCGCCTTCAACTCCTTGTGGATCAAAGTACACCTCAGCGCCTGTGTTTGAGTCTCTCACAGAAATAAGTTGTGAAATCATTTAGCAATCCTTACCCGCATATAGGATCTTTATAGAGTCTATAGAATTGATCTATAAGCAGAGCTTCCACATCACCATTATCGTGACGAAATAAAACATGCTGCTTATCCAGCTCTTCTATGTAGTCTCTAGTGTGAACACGAATGGAACTGCCACCAATAAGAAACTTGTTTTCTTGGTGCATCTTTTTTACCCATGCAGGCAATGTTGAAAAATCTTCTTTTGCTCTTATTAAAAGCGCCTCAACATGCCAAGCATCAACTGTGCGCTCAATTGTTATGCATTTCATGTGAGTTACTCAACTAATACAACTACAGTGTCAGTCACGTTTAACTTCTGCATTTGATCATCAGGCGTTAAGTTGCGTTCAAGATGTAGGGAGCGAGAGGCAACCATCAGATCATTGCCATACGCCAACTTAAGCGCTTTCTCAATAGTCGCAAGCACATGAGACTTACCACATCCGACTGGACCACTTACTTTGATTTCTATTGTCTTTGTTTCCATTTTATAAACTCACGGCTTCTTGGGTGGTAGTATTGGCTGACCATTGATTGACTGGCTCTTACGATTCTTTTGACATGGCATATATCCACCATGTTGACGTGTATAGAAACAGCCTGTGCAGTTGCACTCACCACGAAAGTAAATACTGACAGAACCTTTAATAATCATTGCCGGCTCTCCTGTTGGGTTTTCTTTTTATGGCATGGAACACAAAGAGATTGGAGGTTGGATTCATCATCAGTTCCACCTCTTGCCACATTCACAATATGATCAAGCTCTAAGTCTTTAGTAACAATGCCACAACATTGACAGGTCCACTCATCACGTAAATGGATCTTAGCTTTAAGACGGCGCCACGCACGACCACCACGACCAGAACCCCAATTGTTTAGTTTAGAGTTCTTCTGGCTTTGTACGGGTGCCTGTAGCGTCTGTAACTTATTCTTGAATGTTTGGAGTCTCATTTAGTGTTGATCACCCATCCAATGATTTAGACTTTGGCGCTGGTTCATCATCTTCAAACATCGCCAAGACTTCACTTAACTGAGCAGATTGTTCTGCGTTGATTTGAACGATTAGTGTGTTTTGTTCTATCAGTTGATTGTTCTGTTCGATTAGCTTGTTAGTTTGATTAACAAGACTAATGACCAGTTCTTGTAGTGCATGATTGTTGTCCACGTTGAGGTTCCTCATCTTTCAAGATGCGCAAATTTTTTATTCGTTCTTTGAGTCGAACAATTATTGAATCTATTGTTATGAGTTCATCACGAGATAGACCAGAGCGTGAGAGGTTTTGATATTTCTCTAGCTCACATGAACAAAAATCCAGATCCTTTTTTACTTCTGATTTGTCAGCCATAGATACACTCCAGAAAAAGAAAAGCCCCGCCAATAACTAGTATTCAGCGGGGCCATATATGCCGTAATCCGTTCGACCAACAAAAAACCTCCCGAAGGAGGAATTTTAAATATCAGAAAGAAATATTGATTAACGCCCAAGTACAAACCTGTTTAATTCTCTTGCAACTAATTCCAGATATTCAGACGCGAATTCTTCAACAATCCTTTGTCCGTTTTCATTCTTTCTTTCAACCTTTACCCATTGTTCTGTAGAGCTAATAACCTTCCATTCAAAAGGTAAATTAACGTGCTTAACTACATCTTCTCGTTTGAACTTTTTCATACAGGAGACACCATAAAATGATTAATAAGTCATCATAATGATGCATTACTCATGTAATTTCAACACCTAAATTTAATCTAAGTATTTGTTCGCTATAGTAAATTTTTATTTTATATCTTTATGAAGTTTCTCTTTTAGCAAGTACCCTTCTAGCTGCCAGATTTTTTCACGTGCATTTTTATAAGCAATTTCACGCCCAATTTTTGGATCAAAGTTTTCAGGACTGGCGCAAGCAGATTCACCAGTAACAGTAAAACCATTTTCTAGTGAAAGAATACAAATTGTTAGGCAATTTGCACCACAATCATTTTTATAGTCTTCTGAGAAATAATCTGGTCTACATCACCACCAACAAAGCGTACTGCTTTAATTTTTGAATCAATATAATCAGGGGTAAGCCGTGGTGCATTTAAACCCTTCTCTTGAATCTTTTGTTCGATTTCTTTTTCAGTCGTCATGTAACCACTCACTTTTCTAAAGACAACAAAAAAGCCCACTAATAAGTAAGCTTCTAATTAAACTTTGCTGAATGACCATAACTTCGTCCAGCTTATCACAAAATTACAAGAATGCAGTCTGGCTTGTCAACTTCAACCCATCAATCTACTTGGGATTTTAAAACGTGATGCTATACGCACTAAACCGAGCATCTTGTCACGCTGTACTGAATATTCAGAGACACCAAGCTTTTTAGCAATTTCATCCTCTTTCTTAAAATCAACATAGTAGATGATCACGCATTTAATCCAATGCTTAACCTTCTCATTTTCGGTTTGCATCATATGGCTTAAAAGATCTTCTACTGCCATTGCATGGAATACATCAATCTTACAGCGTGGTGGCGCTCTAAAACGGCGGTCAACTTGTATACCATTTTCAGCATCAATGACATGACCAAGGATGCCACGCGATCCTAAATAAGTTTCATAATTACCATCTAATAATAACCATGAACCGTATTGCTCTAAATGCCATTCAATTGGATGTGCATTCCAATCAATAGCAACTGTAAAATGTTTACGACCTTGACTTGCTGTAGCTGCATTCATATTTGTTAAGCCCCTGTGTTATGTTTTCTTACTTGAATATCAATCTGACCACCCGCCACAATTGGACGAGCATTTACTAAAAGGCTTTTAACTTGAGAGTCATCACCAATGAGCCCACACTTAGTAAGGGCATCAAGGCAGGGTTTTAAAATATTATCAATGTCACGTACTTTTTTATCTGGCATGTGGTAATCAATTATTACTTGAACATCGCCCATGTAATTATGTGGCTGGACAAAACGTTGCATTACCTCAATAAAATGATTGGCACGTTTACTTAGTCGTTTGCTAGCTCGGCCAGAATCAAGCCAGTAATTATTAATGGAAGGTGGAGTAATGTTTACACTACAGTCAAGTAGCGTATTAACATCACATTCATAGGTTTTACCCTTAATTAAATAAGCAGGTAGTTTAGGTGCTGGATCTTTATTAATTCTTTTCTTGCCACTTTCGGTTTTTAAAACAGGTGGGCGGTAACCGCCCCACTTTGGTTTTAGCATTTATCACCTCGGCGTTTTTCTGTAGCTTCGAGAATTGCAGCTGGAACTGATTTATCAATAGCTTCTTTATGTTCTAAATATTCTTCGCTATCTTTTTTAATTGCCTGCATCTTTAAATTGAAAGATTTATCTAGCTGTCTTCGGATTGGTCTGAGAAAATAAAGCATTGCTGCTGAATAATTTCGTTCTTGCATATCAACCGCATTATTTCGGCTTCGCTCGGCCGTTTCAATTTCAAGATCAACCAACTCTATTGTTTTTTCAAAAACCTTTTCTAGATCTCCAATCGTGTCAGCACGTTGGGCACAGACTTGTTGCAAGAAACCACGTTCATGTTTTATATCATTTATCCAGACGCTATACTCCTTTACAGTACCTTGCAAATCAATAATTACTGCTTGCTGCTCACAATAGATTTCCCATGCCAACTGCACAGAAGCGATCTTGTACATACCTTCATCAAAGATAAAGAGCTTTTCACCATGCATGAAAACAAGTTTCTGATAACTTGCGGATGCTTTTAATGTTTCTTCAAAATCTTGTCTTCGCAATCCATTCTTCACCTCATCAATGCGGTGGCCCACGGCTATTTCTTCTGGCTCAGCACGTCTGAATCTATTCTTCTCTACCCAATGCTCACCATCGTTTAAAACCAAGCCCCAATCATCAATAAATCCTGTAATCTTTTTAACGGCTAAGTATTTAGCTTCTAACCCTTCATCAGTACAAACCACTAAATCATTTACTTGAAATTCATTAAGCTCACTCATGGCTCCACCTCATCATGTTCTTCACCTAAATCAACACCAACTACCTCCGATTGCAACTTTACATATTCGCTTGGACAACCAAACGGCTGGCCTATGTCTAAGCGACCACAAACGAAACCGTCCGGCTCTACTCGATCTAAAACACCAAAACCACTAATACGTGTCCCATCCGTTTCAACTCTATTTGAAGAAAGGAAGTCCACATAAACACGTTGACCAACTTCCAAGTTTTGTTTTTTATTCTGCATTGCTCTAATACTCCGGTTCTGAAGTTGGCGCTGTTTAATACGATTTTTCATACATGGACATCCAAAAAATTGAGAGTATTTTTAAGAATGTTCCAATCAAGAACTGTTGCCTCAGATTGACCCTCATAGATACGGCGCAATTGATATGCCGTGATTGCATAACCTGATCTTTCTGCTAAGAAATCCCATGATTGACCATATTCTTCTACGAAAACTTGCATGAATTTTTGCTGAAGCTTTGCGAATGCAGATTGCTCTGGCACAACCTTTACTTTTTCCTTTTTCGGCTCAGTTAAAAGAATCCCATTTGAACTAGCCCAAACAACACATGTTTTACAGCGACAACCCATTTTTTTATAAGCGCCGTCTGTACCATGTTTAAGGCGGATCTGGTTTTGCTCTTTTTTCTCAAAAGGTTTTATTTCATTTCCCTGAGCAAGCCATTTTGCAACCTCATCTTCAAGTTCTTCGCGCTTGCTTGATTTAAGAACAACATTTGAATATGACAACGAATAATCGCGTTTAACGAAATCTAACTTTGCATTCATGCTTGACCACCTGTACGCGCATCTGCCCAAACACACTCAACTTGAGTTAAGCCACCATGTTGGAAACGGGACCACAATCGATCACCTAAATCAGAAATAAGGCCATGTATTACTTTGCCGAAACGGTCAGTGGTATCTTGCAAAGCCATGTTTGAAATCAACATTGTTGGTTTACCAGCGTCATAACGTGCATATAAAACCTTGTGCACAAGTTCTTTACGCTTATCGCGGTCATGCAAACCATACTCATCAACAATGAGAAGGTCATATTGAGCAAAGTCATAAATAACGGACTTTTCAGACATGTCTTTCGTGTCTTTATCCCAAGCTTGCATAATGCGTTGTGCAATTTCTTCACTTGTGATGTAACGGGCTTTTTTACCGTTTTTAAGCAGCGTACGCGCCGTGGCACATGCCAAATGAGTTTTTCCCGTTCCAGTTTTACCAACCATTACTAGATTGGTTACTTGGTCCTTCATGATTCGATCTGCGTATTCCACGCACTTGTTAAACGCAACTGTTTGACCAGGTAATTCACATTTGTAATTAGCAAAGCCTGAATTTTGATGACGCTCTGGAAGCATTCCAGTAGACATGTGGGCTTTGAATGCACGGCGATTCACTTCGCGGTCATATTGCTCATTTTGTTGCTTCGTGTATTCAGCAGCACAAGCGGGACAAATCTCATGACCACCCATACGAACTTTTTGTTGTTTGTGGGTTTCACATACGCTTTCCGCTTTCGGAAATTGATAATTAAAGTTTGTCATTGCGTTCATACAAAATTACCTCCCAATTTCACAGGCTGCACGTTTTCATCGTAGTTTGGCTGTTGTTCATCAAAAGCCTGATTTACGCTGCCTTGTGGTTGAGCTTGATTTGTTGGTCTTGCTTGCTTAGCTTTTTGAGTTTCTAGTTTTTCGAACTTTTCAAATAACCATTGAGCAAACTTGCTGTGTTTTTGGTTGTCAGTGAGAAAACGTGAATTTTCGTGATGAGCATTGAAGTTACTCAAATGAAATTCGTAATCGCCCATAGACAAGATTTCTTCAACACGCTGCGAGTATTTTGATTTTTGCAAAATAGCTTTCAGGTGCTCTTTGTTTGGTTTCCAAGAGTCATCCGGCTCTTCAAAGTTTTGCGCTGGCGCTTGAGAGAGAGATTTATCTTGTTCCTGCTCCTGTTCCTGTTCTTGGCTTGCAAGGGGCTTTGAAGGGGCTTTAATTTCTTGTGTTGCATCACCCTTGCCTTCTCGTTTATTTGTCATGCAAAAAGCTTCTGCGTATTTATCGAAAAAGCCTGCTAAATAAGGGTTTGAAGGTAGTGAGTCATAGTCCTTTTGGATGCCTTTACAACGGTTATCTGTTGCCTTCAATGACTCAGCAACTTGGAAGCGTGCCATCTCATGCACCCAAACCATTTCTGATACTTCGTCATAGCTACAAAATCCCGCTTCACATGCCCATCGAAGCCCCTCTTTAGCCCCTTCTAAGCCCAGTCCAGTTTCATGAGCAACATATAAAAGGGGCATGTAATAAAGGCCGAGCATGTTTGCATGCGGACATGTCATTAAGTACATAGCCACCACAATTGAATCTGGTTTCTGGCGTAATTTCTTTCCAGTAGATCCAGTCCAGAAGTGTGGAGAGACTTTCCCATAATCACGCACGGTTATTTATCTCCTTTGAAGGGGCTTTGTAGGGGCTTGAAAATTGCTTAGTAGCCACTCTAAAAAGATCTGGTTGGATATCTTTCTCGTTAGCAGCTTGGGCAATACGATCTTTTGCAATTTCAAAGTACTTTTGTTCTAGTTCAATCCCAATAAAAGAACGCCCTGTATTTACACAAGCGACACCAGTGGTACCACTGCCCATTGTGTTATCGAGTACTGTTTCACCTTCATTTGTATAAGTACGAATTAAGTACTCACAGAGGGCCACGGGTTTTTGTGTTGGGTGAAAGTTTGCTTTCTGTTTGTCACTACTGAATAACTGAACTGAACGTGGGTACCGTTCTGTTGAGTCATACGATTTAATATTTACTTGTTTGCCATAATGCTCTGATCCAATATCTTTACGCTTAGCTGTCTTTCGTTCATGACCAAATGTTTTGATTGGATTGAATGTTGGCTTAGTTTTGTAAAACACTAGAATATTTTCATGAGCACGTAGAGGCTGGAAATGCGCATTAAAGAATCCGGTGGCTGCAGGTTTTTCCCAAATCCATTCATACCTGAATAACTTTAAGTTAGAGGTTGCAAGTACAGACGAAAATGGTTGTGCAGCGAACAATACAATTGCCCCATTTTTTTTAATAACGCGCTCGTATTGTTCCCAAAGAGGCTCAAATGGAATAACACTATCCCATGAACAGCATGTGGTACCGTAAGGCAAATCACATAAAATAAGATCGATCGATTCATCAGGTATGCTTGCCATTACCTCGAGACAATTACCATGATGAAGTTCTGTATTCATGACACCTCTCCCAATGCTGTATGAGCGCGGTTGATGTGCTTCAACTCATCTTCTGAATAAACACGGCAGCTTGCAGAAATATGGTTGTGCAGGTGACGGTCATCACCCAAATCACTAATAAGACAGGTCTTACACTGCTCACCCTGAAAATTGCTGCATTTGTTTTCGCAAGGATGTTGTGATAGATTTGTTTTTGTATTCATTCTGGTTTCCAAATTAAATGAATCACTAAAAAGTCTGATTTGCCGATCAGGCTTTTTGCTTTTCTAGGTCTAAAGGGATTCGGCTTTGAGCCATCTTTTGAAGCGCTTTATCTGCTGCTGTTACGCTTTCGATAATTTTTTGAAAAATAGAATGAGCTTCCTCATATTCCTGAGCCGTAACAATGTTGTCCTCTAACACTTCTGCAACTTTCTGATTTGCCAAGCCATTAGCGATATTGTTTTTAAGCAATGCCTCAAGAATCGACATTTCATGATGTTTTTCGCCGTCACATCCTACTGGCACCAACACATAACCCAATTGATGAGCCCAAACTTTGATTAATGCAGGGTTCTGCGTGTAATTAATCATCGTCTCAACTTTTTTAAGACTAGGAACATGGTTTTCCATGTTTGGATTGGCATAGTTAAGAACAGTTTTGTGTGAATCACCCAACATGTCAGCAATTTCAGCAGGTGTAATACCCGGTGACTGGTGGACTGTCTTATATAGAGCTGCTTGAGCTTCTCGACTTAAATTAATTTCACTCATATGTGAATCCTTGAAAAATTTCACGTTTACGCACATTTGCTATCCGTGAATAATGTGTTTAAGCGGTTCGCTTTTGCTTTGGTGTACGGCGCAAGTAATCAAAATCGGTATCTGGGCATAGATCATCACAGCGAACCTGCCCTTTACTCTCTCGATCAATGTCGATAGCTAAACTTGGATTACACGGGCGGTTGCCATACATGATTTGTTTGATTTGCCCAGTTGTTGTTTTGCAGGCCGTGGCAAAAGAAACTTGCTGTTCTTCAGATAAAGAAGAGAAGTATTGTTTTAATGTCAGTTTCTGCATTGCTAAAACTCTTTGCTAAAATCTCCATACAATTTAGCAGCAGCTAAAAGTTTTAGCAATATATAAATTCGCAGTTTTTTACTAAAAAAGTTACAATTTGCTAAATGGTTTTATAAATTATGTTGGCTATGGAAATTAAAGAGATAAGACGAAAGAACTTTGTCTATATGGTCGACAAACTGTTGGCAGACAATAGTTATAAGAACCAAAAAGAAATGGCTCAAGCAATGGGGCTTACTAATGGTTCTTATATTTCTCAACTTAAAAGTGGAGAAAGATTTATAGATGACACTAAGGCTAGAAGTCTTGAAGAGTTCTTCAAGTTAAAACCATATGCTTTTGATGTGCCTATGGGAGAACCTGTTCTCCAAGATGGCATGATGGATAATGGCATTCTTAGACCAAGTGCTAACCATATCAGCCATTTAGGTAATGAATTTTTAACAGAATCTGTTGATCCTTCTGACTTTGTATTAGTTCCTCAATTCGATGTAAAAGGTGCTTGTGGTTTAGGTTACACCAACGAGAATGAGCTAATTAAGGGCGGATTAGTATTCCGTGAGTCGTGGTTACGTAGTAAAGGTATATCGCCAAAATTTGGTTGTTCGGCAGTAATGTCTGGTGATGGAGATAGTATGTCACCTACCATTGAAAGCAATAATATTCTCTTAGCGAATGTTTCTATCAAAACCTATCAACAAGTTGTTACAGGTAATGTTTATGCTTTTATTGCTAATAATGAATTACGTATCAAACGCCTTTTTAAGATTGTAAAGGACGGCGGATTAAGGATTGTTAGTGATAACCCCAATAAAGATTTATTTCCAGATGAGTATTTAACTAAAGAGGAATTAGATAATATTCAAATAGTTGCACATCTTGCTTGGCGTGGTGGTGACATTTAAATACAAAAATTACAATTTACAGCCTGCTAAATATGCAGGCTTTTTTTATATCTAAATTTTATACAAAATCAATAATTTGCTAAATCAGTGTAAATTATTTTAGCAAAGTGTATTGCTAAAACTTTTAGCTGCTGCTAAATTTCATCTCGTAGACAGCAAAAAGCCCTGCAAGGCGACCAAACACAAGCAGAGCTTTTTTAATTAACGAGGTGATTATGAAACAAAAAACTATTCAGAGTCAAACGACTCAGATACTCCACCGCCCACCTACGGCAGCGGAACAAAAAGTGCCTTTCATTGCACACGTCAAAGCTAATGCATTAGCGACTGTAAAAATGCTGGGTTTCCTTTCAGCAGGTTTAGCAGTTTGGGCTATATGCGGTGTTGTTGCAGCTAAATTTGCAATGGGCGTTTAAGACATGACGACTGCTCAACCACAAGAAAATGAAACTAATGGTTTGCCTGTTGATTTTTTTAAATCTAACCATGGCAAAGCTTATCAGGTTGCTCTCGATAAATTTGAAAAACCATTGCTCGATGCAGTGTTAATTCAAACACGCGGTAATCAAACAGAAGCTGCTGAAGTTCTCGGTATTAATCGTGGAACCCTACGCAAAAAGCTTCAACACCACAAGCTTATGAAATAGCAGTTATTGGAGCTAATAACATGACAGCTAAAAAGACTTCTTTCTGCCAAACACTTGGCAATTTACAACACGGCGACACTTTGCAACAACTTGATGACCTTTTGTCAGAAGCGCTTCAAGCCTCAAATGACACGGGCAAAGTTTCAAAAGTATCGGTCACTTTGACAATTAAACCAAATGGCCGTGGCACCTACAAAATTATGGATGATGTGAAATCAACATTACCTAAATTCGATAAGGAGCCAACTGTTCTCTTTACGGACGGTGATCAGCAATTAGTACGTGAAGATCCACGTCAACAAAAATTGAAACTTGAACAAGTTTCAGAATCTGGCCCAGTTGAATTGAAATCAATCCCGACTGATCCAAAACAAACTTTCAAAACTCTTAACTAATACAGGTGTCTCATGACCGAACTTAACAATAACATTCAAACAGCTTATGAACTTGGTTTATCTGGCCTAAAAGCTGCTCAAAAAACAATTGGCGCTTTACCTTTTGTGGTGGTTCCTGAAGGAAGTAAAGTTAATACGTTTCCTGAACTCCTTGAACGTCCAATTAATCTTAAACAAAGCGTTTCGTTGCATACAGCTAAAGATTTTATTGGTTATGTAAATCGTTTTAGTGATCCAAATTCAATCATTTTTGTTGATGTATTAAATGGCCGTGTTAAAGCTGTGCTTGATTATCATGAAGCTACGCCAGTTAGCGAATATAACAGCAATGCTAATCAACGCCATTGCAATCACATTGCTAATTTCTTTGTGGAAAAAACAACTGAATTTAAAAAAATTGAAGAGTGCTCAGGTAAGAAATTCACTCAAACTGAGTTTGCATTGTTGTTAGAAGACATCATGCCTCATATTGCAGAGCCAGTTGCAGCAGAACTTTATGAAATTGTTCAAACTCTATCTGCAAATACTAAAGTTGACTTTAAATCAGGCATTCGTACAAACAACGGTGAAGTAACCCTAACTTATAACGAAACCATTGAAGCAACGGCAGGCCGTGAAGGTAAATTAACCATTCCTGAAGTTATTAAATTTGGTGTTCAAGTACATCGTGGCGGTAATGCTTACTTACTCCCTGCTCGTTTCCGTTACCGCATTAACGGCGGAAATATCTCATTCTGGTACGACTTAGACCAGCTTGAGAAAGCAATCGAAAAATCAATGGAAGACACTATTGATTATATTCGCAACGGTAAAACGGTTACCTCAACCGTAAATGATGATGAACTAAATGTCTTTCATCCTGGTGTTAATCCTTCAGTAACTATTTTAGAAGGCACCGTTTAAAGGTTCTTACGTGCACTAACAAGGATGTTTGCTTAGCTGTAAGCATGGTGGATCAGCTTGTAACTATTTAGGCGCTGTAGAAATAGTGAAGATAGCCTCCCTATCGTCCGTTGGACCTACTTTCAACGTGAAATAGTAACTAGGAAGTGTAAGCGTTAGGCGTAATGTTTCTCATGATGGGTTCCCCACCATCCGCCGCTTCGGGGATTCGCAATTTAGAAAGGATTAGTAAATGAAAATAGTCTCTTTATTTTTCTGTGTACGGATCTTAACTGGCTGCATGAAAGAAGCGGAAGCTAAAGGCTCTACGGCAGGAGCCAAAGTTTCATTTAAACGTTCTTTTACCAGCACAAAAACAAACGTCTCTCAACCTTCTGGCAAAAAACCAAGCTATGTAAAAGAGAAGGCAAAACAAGTACGCAAATCAAAGTCAATTTTTAGTGGTCCTGAATATGTTTATTACCCATTAGGCGATTGCAAACGCTGGGTGACATTCAATTTCAATGGCTACCGCTGCATTGACCGTGATTAATAAATAATTTGGAAACCAGAATGAATACAGTAAACAATGCTTTTGTTGATTATGTGACTAGCGGCGCGTTCAATTTGAACCTAAGCCGCCGTCAAATCGATTGCTTGAAATATTATGCTTGTCATGAGCAGTTTATTTTCACCCCTTCACGTAGCTCTCAGGTCCTTGTAGAAAAGGGTCTTATTGAACAAGTACCGCAAGAAGAAGCACGTGATAAAAATTACGGTTGCATGCGCATCACGGCGGAAGGAAAGCTTGTTTGGGAATTAATCAAACGTGCTGGTCTAGCAGTGGATCTACCACCCTCTGTATTTCTCCCTGCTCCTACTGTTGATTTTGAAGTTCAGTTAAAGGGCCGGTTCATGGAAATTAAAACATTAGTAGTTAAAGCCCATGTTAGATATTGGGAAGATTCTCAAATCAATGGTGAATATGACACTGAAGACGGCTCAAATGTTCCATGCAAGATTGGTGACTTATGGTCTCCAAAAATCAATGTAGAAACAGGAATTATTGAAAACTGGGAACTTGGTAAAAGAGCATTTATTCATTACAAAGTATGTGATTGTTGCGGCTGGGAATTATTGGATTCTGCTGGCAATGTCATCAAAACCCAAGATGATGGCTATGTCCCTAAAACCCTCTATCCTGCTACAAATGGCTATGGTGATTACATCATTATGAGTATTGATTCAATTGGTCAAATTATCAATTGGAAATTTAACTTAGAAGATTTTCAAGATGAGGATAAGGGATGACATATCAAATTCAGCCAATTGAACTGCCAGATGATTTAAGTAGCTGCTGGTTTCATCCAGAAATAGAACTGCATGACACTATTGGTGAAAATTCTGAATTCTATACAACGGAACAATGGTCCCAACTTCAAAAAAATCTTGGCGTAAAAATTCTTGTTGAGCGATTGGAATATTGGGATATTCCAGAAATCCCTGAAGATGATTGTGCAGATTGGTCAAAATGGAAACCTAAAGCTCCTGAACTAGGATTCTTTTTAATTGCAGCGTTTGATTCAGAAGATGGACCTGTTCTTTGGTGGGCAAAACCACACGAACCGAAACTTTAATATTTAATGCCCTGCGATTGGAGGAAATATGTCTAGCAACATTAAACACATTAAACTCTCAATCTTCGCTAAAAATTATTTTGATGATGAGTCGCGCCCATGCCGTGCAACTTTGGTAAGTCATATTGAACGTGGCTGGTTAAGTGGCATTAAACGCGGCACCCATTGGTTTGTGCAATGTACAACTTGGGGTGAGCCAATCTTTTATAGTAGTGAAACACCAAAGATTGATCTACAGTCACCACCAATCACAGGGAATGCTATCGCCGATAGAATTTTAGCTGAGATATAACATGACACCACGTCCACGGGGAAAAGGGAGCTTAGACCTCCCTCCCCATGTTGAAACAGATAAAAAGGCCAATGGCACAATTTACTTTCGTTATGTACTACCTAATGGGCAGCGTAAATCATTGGGTAAAGATCGAAATGAAGCAATTGTTGCAGCCATGGCTTTAAATGCTGCCCTGAAAAGACATCCCGATATAGTTGCAAAAATACTTGAAGTAAATCATAAAGTTGAAAATAAAATTCCAACTTTTGAAAATGGCCTTAAAGAATTTCTTGATTTGCGTTTATCAGAGAAAACTTATGCTGAATCAACACTAGAAATTATTAATGCCAATTGCGAAAAGTACATTGAAAAATGGGGTGAGCTCAGTTGTTCTGAAATGACTTTAAATATGTTAGCAACTTATTTAAAAGAACAAACACCTTATCAAGCTGAAAAACATCGCTCTTTACTGATCGATATTTTTAAGTATTTTGTAGCAAATGGCTGGATAGCTGAAAATATTGCTGAGAAAACACTTAAGCCGATACGGCCTAAAAAGATTCGTCAGCGCCTAAGTAATGAAATGCTTGCTCAAATTTATGCTGTCTGCCCTTATTGGTTACAGCTTGCTATTGATTTGGCATTACATTCAATCCAGCGCCGCGGTGATTTGGTAATGCTATTACGCACGGCGATAAATGTGAAAGAAAACACATTCACAGTGCTACAGCATAAATCTCTTAACTATGATAAGCCGATCTATATTGAAGTTGATATGCACCCGGAACTTGCTGAGACAGTAGTTAAATGTATTGCTAATTCTTTTCGTTTGAATTGTCCGCATCTAATTGCAACTCGTCCGGAACGCATTACTGAACATAATCGGATTGCAAAACCACACCCCTATGCAGTAACAGAGGATCACCTAACAAAGCAGTTTCAGAAATACCGTGATTTGTCTGGCGCTTGTGACCATTTGGAACCAAGACAACGACCATCGTTTCATGATCTGCGTGCACTTGGTATTTTCAATATTACCGAGAAATATGGAAAATCTTATGCCCAAGCATTAGCAGGACATGCAACTGAAAAAATGACTGATCATTACCTGCAAGGTCATGAAGAACCGAAGCCAGAAAGGGTTAGTTATCGTTAG